AGACGCGCCACGCCGAGATCATGGAGGCGATTTTTGGCTCGGGCGAGTACTTCGACATCGAAGACGACTTGAAGGACATCGACGGCAGCCCACTGGACGTGGAGATGCTAAAGCGCCAGTTGATGGAGGACTTCAAGAAGGACAAGATCAGAAAATCTATCGATCACATCGAGTTATTAGCCGAAATCTATGGCACCGGTATTGGTGAGATCGTCGTCAGCATGGAGAAGGAGTACATGCCGGCCACGCAACCGATCCCGGGACAGGTGGGGCAGGCGGCCATTGGCGTGATCGAGAAGCCGCGGGTGTCGGTGAAGTTGGTGCCGGTAAACCCTAAGAACTTTTTATTTGACCCGAACGGCACGACAGTCGACGACTGTATGGGTGTGGCGATTGAGAAGTACGTGTCGATCCACAAGGTGGTGCGCAACATCGAGCGCGGCATCTATCGCAAGGTCAACATCACCCCGACGTATGAGGACACTGACCTCGAGCCCACGCAAGAGATAAGCTCGTATCAGGATGAGAAGGTCAAGCTCTTGACCTACTACGGCTTGGTGCCGCGTGAGTATTTGACCGGCAACGACGAAGATGTGGTCGAGCTGTTCCCGGAAGACTCAGCCGCCGAAGATTATCAGGACATGGTCGAGGCGATTGTTGTGATCGCCAACGATGGGCAACTATTAAAGGCCGAAGAGAATCCGTACATGATGAAGGATCGTCCGGTGCTGTCGTACCAGGACGATACGGTGCCCAACCGCTTGCCTGGACGGGGGACGGTGGAGAAGGCGTACAACATGCAGAAGGCGATCGACGCAGAAGTGCGCTCGCATCTGGATGGACTGGCGCTAACGGCTGCACCGATGATGGCGATGGATGCGACGCGCCTGCCGCGTGGGGCGAAGTTTGAAGTGCGCCCGGGCAAGGCGATCCTGACAAACGGTAACCCGAACGAGATTTTGTTTCCGTTTAGATTTGGTCAGACGTCGAACGACAACTTGGCCACCGCCCAGCGGTTTGAGACGATGCTGTTGCAGGCAACAGGCACGTTGGACAGTCAAGGGATGGTCAGCCAAGTCTCGCGTGACGGTGGCAACGCCGGCATGTCGATGGCAGTTGCTTCTATCATTAAGAAGTACAAGCGCACGTTGGTGAACTTCCAAGAAGACTTCTTGATGCCGTTCATCAAAAAGGCGGCGTTTAGGTACATGCAGTTCGACCCCGAGCGGTATCCGTCGGTGGATATGAACTTCATCCCAACTGCGACACTGGGCATCATTGCACGCGAGTACGAGCAGGCGCAGTTCATTGCGCTGTTGCAGACCTTGGGGCCAGACACACCGGTGCTGCCGTTGATCCTGAAGGGGATCGTTGCTAACAGCTCGCTGTCGAACCGCATGGAGCTGATGGAGTCGCTGACACAGATGGCGCAGCCGAACCCAGAACAGCAGCAGATGGCGCAGATGCAGCAGCAGTTGGCGATGGAAGCGGCGCAGGCGCAGATCGCGGTCAATCAGACGCAGGCCGAGCAGAACCGTGCAGAGGCCACGAAGACGTTGATCGAGGCGCGGTTGAAGCCCGTCGAGACGGAAGCGAAGATTATGTCGGCGACCACACAGAATTTGCCGACTAGTGATGATCTGGCGTCCAAAGAGTTCGATAAGCGGGTCAAATTAGCCGAGTTGATGCTGAAAGAAGCCGACATCAAGAACAAGTCGAAGATTGTTGAGATGCAGATGGCGGATAAGCAGAACAAGATCAGCGGCATGGAAGAAGACTTCCTTGAAGAACTGACCAAGGAGCTGTCGAATGGACGTTGAAAGCCTCGCTAAACAGTTAATTCTGCAAAACATGACGCCAGAGCAGCAGTCTGCTGTTCTGGAGTCGGTTCGTGCGTCACTTTTAGAGGCTAGAAGCAACCAAAAACGTCGTGTCAGTGAGAACGTCGGCATGGTGGTCGACGCCTTGAAGAAGATCGAGGCGGACATTCGTGCCAAATACGACGATCTAGGTCAGAAAATCACTGATCGGGTCAATTCGGTACGCGATGGTGTCGATGGTATTGACGGACGTGATGGTAAAGACGGTAAAGATGGCCGCCCAGGCCGGGACGGCGCCACAGGACCGATGGGCCCCGCCGGTAAAGACGGCGTTAATGGTGTCGATGGCGAAGATGGCGTGTCGGTCACCGACGCGAAGATTGATTTCGACGGCTCCCTCGTCATTACGCTGTCGAATGGCCGCGAGATTAACGTCGGTGAGGTGGTCGCACCTGATCTAGCCGAGCGGATCAAGGTCATTACTAACGGCGGCGGCACCTCGCAAGCAGTATTAGATGCACTTGCTAGTTTGCAAGCGCAAATTGATGCGTTGATAGTGCTTGATTACCGCGGTACATGGAACGCATCGACCAATACGCCGGCATTGGCGTCGGGTGTAGGCGACGGGGGCGACTACTACATCGTGTCAGTTGCTGGGTCGACCAATCTTGACGGCATTACGGACTGGCAGCCAGGTGATTGGGTCATCTTCAACGGCACGGTCTGGCAAAAGATCGATCAGAGCTGGGCAACGGCTGGTGCGAACAACAACATCACCTCGATGACGGGGATCACCGGCGGTGTCTCGTCACCGGACTTCATTCAGTTTGATACAGGCGCCACAGTCACGAACGCGGCCGGTCGACTGTACTGGGATGCTACGCAGCAGACGCTAACCGTCGGCCTGAACGCCAATATTGCTGCTGATGTCGGGCAGACACTTTATGCCTACGCGACGAACGCCGAGTCGGTGACGATCAACAAGGGTCAGCCGGTCTACATGTTCGCGGCACAAGGCGATCGGGTATCGGTCAAGCTTGCGTACAACACGGGCGACGCTACATCGGCAAAGACACTGGGTGTTTGCGCTGAAGATATTGCCGCCGGTCAGGCCGGCATGATTTTGTGTCAAGGCGTGCAAGATGGTTTGAATCTTGGCGCCTATACCGCAGGCGATACGCTGTATCTGGGTGCAACAGCCGGCACACTGACCAACACAAAACCGTATGCGCCGAACCATCTGGTCTATATCGGTGTGGTCGAGCGCGCAAATAATGGCAACGGTCGTCTGTATGTGCGCGTGCAGAACGGCTATGAGATGGATGAGCTGCATAACGTCTCGGCGCAGAACCCAACAAACGGCCAGGTGTTGATCTATAACGAGTCGACCAGCCTGTGGACGAAGAACACACTGACTGACGGCACGGGCATCACGATTACAGAAGGCGCGGGGTCGATCACGATCACGAACGCAGCGCCTGATCAGACAGTATCGTTGACGGGTGGGACAGGTATATCTACGTCCGGCGCTTATCCCAGTTTTACGATTACGAACACAGCGCCGGATCAGACCGTCGCGCTAACTGCCGGCACCGGCATATCAACGTCTGGTACTTACCCGAACTTTACGATCACCAATAGCGCGCCGGATCAAACTGTCTCTTTGACCGCAGGTACGGGTATTTCTACTTCGGGAACGTACCCTAGCTTTACGATTACCAATAGCGCGCCAGACCAGACGGTGTCGTTGACTGCGGGCACTGGCATAAGTACTAGCGGTACTTACCCTAACTTTACTGTTACTAACAGCGCACCAGACCAGACAGTATCGTTGACTGCGGGCACAGGTATTTCGACGTCGGGTACTTACCCAAATTTCACCATTACCAATAGCGCGCCGGATCAAACGGTGTCGTTGACTGGCGCAGGTACGACTAGCATTTCAGGTACCTACCCGAACTTTACGGTCACGTCGAACGATCAGTATGTTGGCACAGTTACTAGCGTTGGTGGCACCGGTACGGTCAACGGCATTAGCTTATCTGGCACAGTAACTTCGAGCGGTAGTTTGACGTTAGGTGGTACGTTGACCGGCGTTGACTTAACGACGCAAGTAACTGGCACTTTGCCAATCGCTAATGGTGGTACTGGGCAAACTACGCAGACCGCAGCATTTGATGCTTTGTCACCAACGACAACCAAAGGTGATTTGATTGTCAGCGATGGTACAGATAATGTGCGATTAGCTGTTGGCACCGACACGTATGTATTAACCGCTGATTCTACTCAGGCATCCGGCGTAAAGTGGGCGGCGTCTGTTGGTGGTAGTGGGTTCCCGTCAGGCACCGCTATGCTGTTTGCACAAACATCAGCACCCACCGGTTGGACTAAATCAACGACACATGACAACAAAGCATTACGCGTTGTAAGTGGTACAGCGTCATCTGGCGGTAGCGTTGCGTTTACTACAGCTTTTGCTTCTCAAACGCCTGCGGGTAGTGTGTCAATATCTGGTGGTTCTGTTGGGGCTACAACTCTGTCTACCACCGAGATGCCAAGTCATGCCCACCAATACAGATCAACAGCTAACTCAGCAGGAAACTACGGTTTTTCAAGACTATCAAATACTAATACTGCTTATAGCAGCACCAATAATATTATTGAAGCAACTGGTGGCGGTGGTTCACACTCTCACGGATTTACAACGCCGACAGGTACTTTTTCTGGAACAGCAATCAATCTTGCTGTGGAATATGTTGATGTAATTATTGCCACTAAAGACTGATGAAAATTGAACCTAAAAATGGTTGTCCGTTAGATTCTTTCAAGCCGTGCAGACAACTTGACTGCGCGTGGTTCATTCAAGTGCGCGGCACGAATCCAAATACAGGCCAAGAAGTTGATGAGTGGGCGTGTTCAATGGCATGGTTGCCAATGTTGATGATAGAAAATAGCCAGCAACAAAGGCAAACTGGCGCGGCTGTTGAGTCGTTCCGTAACGAGATGGTTAAGGCTAATGAAACTGGACATCAAGTTTTGTTGGCGTCAATGCAAAATAGTCTTATTGGGGTTCAACGATGAGATTGACAGTTATTCGTAACGATGGTGCAGTCTATGTAGACTCGGTAGCATACCTGTCGTTAGATATGTCTTCTGTTCCTGTAAACGTCCATGCTTTGCAATGGCATGGGATATCTGGGTGGATTGAGTTTGCAGACAGCACACCAAACCAAGACATAACTGAATTGCCAGCTTGGGCGAATGTTTGCCTAGAGGAATGGGAGGCAGCAGATTATGCTCAAAAACACCCGCCTCCACTACCTCCACCAACAGCAGAAGAAAACAAAGAGTCGGCAGTTTTACTACTTACAGCAACTGATTGGACTGCATTGCCTGATGTTGCAGACCCGCTGAAAAGCAATCCGTATTTGGCTAATGCAAGCGCGTTTAATACGTATAGAAACGCTGTTCGGCTCATCGCAATAAGCCCAACTGCGGGGAGCCTTAACTGGCCTGTAAAGCCAGATGAAGATTGGCGGACAAGCGAATGACGCCTGAATTGCAAAAATACTACGAAGACCGATTCTCCATGATGGCGACACCGGGCTGGAAGGATCTGTTAGAGGACATTGACAAGATCATATCGACGTTGCAGGATATTTCTACCATTGACGGCGAGAAAGACTTACAATTTAAGAAAGGCGAATTGTCTATCTTGACTTGGCTGAGAAACCTTAAATCGGTCAGCGAACAAGCTTACGAGGACTTAAATGCGCAGGATGTATGAATTTCTCTGCGAAAGCGGCGAATTAATTGAAAGATTGGCAACTTTTGAGCAGCAAGTAGTGAGTTGCAAGTGTGGCAAGTCAGCCCGCCGCACGATTTCTGCTCCGCACTTTAACCTTGAAGGGTGGTCTGGTCATTTTCCGACGGCGTATCATCGATTTGACCAGAAACATCGTGAAAAGTTAGAATCGGAGCGCAAAGCGAACGGATAAGCATTTTTGCCCCGTTCATGTTTAATCCTGGGAACCAAAAGATGGCAGGAAAAGGAACCACGACATGTTGATTGACAATGAACCCGAGATGCCTAGCGAGTTAGAGGCAGAGGAAGCGAAACTACCCGACGCAGTAGCGGAGTCTAAGCCGGAATTACCGGATCGGTACCGAAATAAGTCGCTTGAGGACATCGTAAAGATGCACCAAGAGGCCGAAAAGGTGATCGGAAGACAGGCGCAGGAAGTCGGGGAAGTGCGGAAACTGGCCGACGAGCTGATCAAGCAAAACCTTGGGGCACGGCAAACGACTGTTGAAAAAGAAGAGCCGGAAGTAGACTTCTTTGAAGACCCTAAAACGGCAATTCACAAGACGATCGAGACGCACCCGGATGTTCTGGCCGCTCGCGAAGCAAGCGCCCAGTTCAAACTGTTGCAAACGAAGCAAAAGCTGACGCAAGCGCACCCTGACTATGAGCAGTTGATCAATAGTGAGGACTTTGTGAACTGGGTGAAATCTTCCCCAGTGCGCATCGAGCTGTTTGCAAAGGCTGACGCTAGAGCAGATTTTGATTCGGCGAATGAATTGTTTAGTACCTACAAAGAACTGCGCAATATTCGTGGTGAGCAGGTTAAGCAGCAGGCAACTGCCGCGCGCCAGCAGACCATGAAGGCAGCGCAAGTGGATAGTGGGGGTACAGGGGAGAGTTCAAAGCGGGTTTACCGACGTGCTGACCTTATTCGGCTGAAAATGACCGACCCAGCCCGGTATGACGCACTGTCTGAGGAAATCATGGCGGCGTATCAAGAGGGGCGGGTCAAATAAACTTTTGACTTTTTAGGAGCTAGACATGGCTAACACAGCTTTTTCCCCAGCAAATAGCGTTACCCCAACAACAGCAGCAACATTCATCCCAGAGATTTGGAGTGATGAAATTGTTGCCGCCTATAAGAAGAACCTCGTTCTGGCCAACCTGGTCATGAAGATGAACTTCCGCGGCAAAAAGGGTGACACCGTCCACATCCCAGCACCGACCCGTGGCTCTGCATCGGCTAAAGTTTCGACCGACGCAGTGACCCTGATCGCTGCAACCGAGTCCGAAGTCCAGGTATCGATCAACAAGCATTATGAGTACAGCCGCTTGATCGAAGACATCGTCGAAGCCCAAGCGTTGAACTCGCTGCGTCAGTTCTACACTGCCGACGCTGGTTACGCGTTGGCTCGTCAGGTGGACACTGATCTGGTTCGTCTCGGCCGTGCTTTCAACGGTGCAACCGTTGGTACTGACGACTACGCAACTAGCAACACCACGACCAAAGCTTACATTGGTTCAGACGGCACCACCGCGTACAACAGCACCAGCACAAACGCTGCTGCCCTGACCGATGCTGCTATCCGTCGCACCATCCAGCGTCTGGATGACAACGACACCCCAATGGACGGTCGTTTCTTCATCATCCCACCATCGTCGCGTAACACCTTGATGGGTCTGGCTCGCTACACCGAACAGGCATTTGTCGGTGACGGCAGCGCCATCCGCAACGGTGAGATCGGCAACCTGTATGGCATCCCAGTGTTCGTCACCTCCAACGCCGACTTCGGTGCTGGTGGCTCGGGCACTGACCGTATCTGCCTGATGGGTCACCGCGACTCGATGGTGCTGGTTGAGCAAATGGCGATCCGTTCGCAGACTCAGTACAAGCAGGAATACCTCGGTACCCTGTTCACGGCTGACACCCTGTACGGCGTAAAAGCTATGCGTACTGCGGCCACCACTGGCGCAGCTCTTTCGTCCTCGGCATTCGCTCTGGCTGTTCCAGCCTAATTGAACGCCCCCGGTGAAAGCCGGGGGTCTTTAACCTAATTAGGAGAACATCATGGCAAACGCTACTTCCGTGACCGTCCGTGCTGGCAAT